CTGCATTAATATATCCCAAGCAACAGCTAAATTATCAGGTCCAAGATATGCTTTAGGTGGCCCCTTAGGAGCAAAATAATTAAGCGATATTCTACCATTTACAGAGTTAAGTAATTCAATAGAATTAGTACATAGCATTCGTCTCGTAGGAGCTAGACCTGATTTTATAATCCTACGAGGAAAGCGTACTTCACATACATTAGTTTGCAAAAGAGGATCAAGTGTCGCTTTTTGGACTATCATTACTCTTTTTGCAAATTCCAAACATTCTTTCTTCGTTTAAGAAGACGCCTTTTTTAACTTTGCCTTTACCGGTAATTTTTACACCAGAAATGGTTACTCCCATATTGTTTGGAAAAATAACTACATCTCCTTCTTTAGCATATTTAACATCAGGTCCTGCCAAAATAACTCTACCTTTACGCCAAGCTTTATTAAGTGTGTTTGTTGGGATTAGAATTCCATTTCTATTTACTTCACCTTCTTCAGTTTCATCAACATATTCTATCAATAGAATATCATCAAAAATAAAGCTTAATTCATAATCATCAATACCAAAATCACCTTTATCTGGATTTGTTAAATCAATTAAGCTTCTAGTAGGTGCCAAATTATCTATACTTGCCATTGCCATATAGATCTATTTACTAGCTAGATATTTTAAATCAATGATTAACTATTATCCTTTATCCAATCCTCTACTTTTACTGTTGGCTCCCACCCTAAAAGCTCTTTAGCCTTTGAAATATCAGCTAATGTATCTTGTGCCTCACCACTACGAGATTCTATAAAAGCATACTTATCACCAACCATTTCAGCTATTTCCAAGATACTATTATTTGTACCGGTTCCCAAATTAATTAATTCACCTACTGGTTTTTTATTGTTAATATCTGATGCTAATATATTCGCTTGAACAACATCTGAAACATGTGTAAAGTCTCTTGTTTGTCTTCCATCTCCAACAATAGTAAGCTTTTCACCGTTATTTTTTTGTCTAATAAAAATGCCGATAACTGGAGCATATTGACCTTTAACTGGATGTCTTTCACCATATACGTTAAAATATCTAAAGACAACTGTCTCTAAACCAAATAAATCAGTATACATTTTACATAATTTTTCACCTGATACTTTAGTTACTGAATAAGGATTTAAACAATCATCTGGCATATTTTCGTTTAATGGTATTTTATTCTTTAATCCATACCCAGAAGAGGTTGAACTATAAACAACACGCTTAACACCAGCTTCTTTAGCACATTGTAAAACTGTACAAGTTCCTACAGTATTAGTAAGTGCAGCTAACACAGGATTTTCTAGAGTTGGCTGTATTCTAGATTCTGCAGCTAAATGAAAAACACAATCTACCTCATCATAAAGCGGTCTAGTGTTTTTATAGTCGCATACATTTAATAAATGCTTTTCAGCTTTATCATTATAATAAAATTGTTCATTAGAATCTGCTGATTCATTATCGATAATGATTACTTTGTCATAAATTTCAACTAACTTATCTACCAGGTTAGACCCAATAAATCCTCCACCACCAGTTACAATTGCTTTACTCATAATTTAAATACATTTTTAACTCTCTTACAGACATATTTTTATTTTTTGCAATAGAGCTTAAATCTACTTCTTCCTCTTCTTTTTTCTTTTTCTTTATATAAGAAATTTTTTTCCACTTAAGTCTTGGAATCAAGTAGTAATATAATTTATACGACTCTTGTTTATTATCAAATAAAGTACTAAACTTATTAAGAGTTTCGTTAGTAAAAACACACATATTGTTATCATAAAATGATAACCATCTATTAAACAAGAAAGGAACAAACGCTTGATCGCCTTCTGAATCTAAATAACCTGCGTCTTCTTTCTTAGAATAAAATAATTTATTTTGAAGCTGAAAAAAATTCATACTATAACTTTAGTAGTTGCTACAAACTGATCTTGAACTTCAGAATTAAAATAATCGATTACAGAAGTCATAAAATATTCTACCTGCTTTTTATTTAAATTAGATGAATAGGCAAAACCAGGAGCTTTATCACCAGCAATAATATTAATACCAGTATGACCTAAAGATACATTATCTTTCGAGTATGTAATTGAAACACTTACCTTACCTGCCTTTCTAACCTTTTCATCATTTCCAACAAACTCGTCTTGAACCATTAGATCATCACCTTCAACAGAAATAGGTTTTTGAATAATAGCAGCAAGAAGATTAGCAATAGCTGTATTAAATAATCTCTGAAAAGATACAGCACCTAATGGACATAGGTTAGGTATCTCCCAACAAAAATTAATAGAATCTTGACTATGAATATAGTCGTCACTTAGTGTATCTTCAAGATCAATTAAAGCATCTTTTACGTACATAGGAGCTCTGAAAGCAACTATGTTACCATAAGGAGATACATTTTTTCGAAAATACTCGTATGCGAAACGATTATGAATTAAATTACCATCGTATACACTTTGCTTAATAACCATATCAAATTATAATTTAAGTTGTTCAAATATCCACCAGTATGTTTTCTCTATACCTTTTGCTAAAGGATAATCGGGTGCCCATCCTATCTTTTCTTTAATTAATTTATTATCAGAATTTCTTCCTGCTACTCCTAAAGGACCATCAATATGTTTTTTAATAAGTGGTTTGCTTTGTATTGCTGCAGCAATATCTACTAGTTCATTTATTGTCACCATTTCATCTGATCCAATATTTACTGGTTCAGAAAAATCAGAATTCATTAACCTAATTACCCCTTCAATGCATTCATCTATATATAAAAAGCTTCTAGTTTGTTCACCTGAGCCCCATATTTCTATTTCACCATTATTTTTTGCCTGTAATACCTTTCTGCAAATAGCAGCTGGTGCCTTTTCACGTCCTCCATCCCATGTACCCTGGGGTCCAAATATATTATGAAAGCGCGCAATTCTTACAGGTATATCATAATTTCTATTATAAGCTAGATATAATCTTTCACTAAATAATTTTTCCCAACCATACTCTGAATCTGGGTCAGCAGGGTACGCAGATGACTCTTCACAGTTAGGATTATCCGGGTCTAACTGATTATGTTCCGGATACATGCATGCACTACTACTATAGAATATTTTTGTTTTATTTTCACCTCTATATTCATTAAAAGTTTTTACTGCATTTAAAATATTTAAATTAATTGTAGCAGAATTATGCATAATATCAGCATCGTTATCACCAGTAAAAATAAAACCAGCGCCGCCCATATCTGCTGCTAATTGATAAATCTCATCAAATGGTTGCTTATACTGTTCCGGGACATTATTGTAAAAATTACCTTGCTTACCATCAAATTTTATTAATCTTTCACAGTTAGATTGACTTCGTAAGTCACCATTATTACCACTTATGAACTCATCTGCTAGTACAGTTGAAAATTCCGGGTATTTTAAATCGGCACCACGTACCCAATACCCATCTTCTTTAAGTCTTTTTACTAAATGGCTTCCAATAAAACCGCCGGCCCCTAATACTAATGCTTTTTTCATTTTAATTCTAAAATATAATCTAATACTGTACTATCAAAAAACTTTTTGCAAAGCTCTGCGTTAGGTATAACACAATGACCACCTATCTTACCATCTTTAGGAGGATATAATACTGGACGTACAACATTTTCCATTCCTAATTTTTTATAACCTTCATTGTATGTTCTATTCCATTGTGTTGCAACTTCATCAAAATTTACATCATATTCATTACACAGCTTGTTTATATCATTATGAAAAGCAATACACATACCATAATAAGTTGTTGAAAGAATTTTAGCTAATTCAGTAGCAGCTGAACCATTAAAAACTTTATACTTTATTTCTAACTTATCGTAATGTTCTTTAGCTAAGTCGATTGAATAATCGTCTTCACCACCAATACACTTTACAAAAGATTTTAATCCTTCGTATAAATTAGGATGTACACCGCGGACTGGTGAATGAACTACATTTGATTTAGTAATATCAATAATTAATTTTGTAGTACCTGGAGTAACCGTACTATGAATAATGGTAAGCTTAGGTGAATATTTTTCTATATATTGAGATACTATTTTAACAAACTTAGAAATACTGGTGAAAGGAATTGCAACATTTAATATGTCAACACTATCAGTAATTTGATTGATATCTTTTCCTGTATCAACTATACTTACATTAAAATCTTTACCAAGATAACACTTCTCTAATGACTCTCCTATTTCACCGTATCCTACTATACCTATTTCTTTCATGAACTATAATAATTAATTACATCATTTATGATATAATCAACGTCATGATTTGCAACCCAACCAAGTTTATCTGCTATTTTTTCTGGGTTGGGTATTTTATCCCATGCTTCTTCATACAATGGTCCATGAATAGTTTTTGGATCAACAAATGTAATATCTGAATCTGACTGTGTTTTTCTTTTTACTACTTCTGCCATTTCTAAAATTGTACATTGGTTATCTGGATTACCAACATTCCAAATTTCATTGAAATCAGACTGTGAAGTAAGATAGATACCATTAACAATATCTGTAACATGTGTAAAGGCTCTAATTTGCTTACCGTCATTAAAAACTGTAATATCGTTTTCACTTAAAGATTGTGTTACAAAAGTTGGTAAAACGAAACCTCCATCTTTTAACTGCCTAGCTCCACTAATATTAAATGGTCTAATAATTTGATACTGTAAGTCGCTTACTTTAGCTGTATTTGACAAAACAATTTCTGCTAATAATTTTGCAATACTATATTCATTACGAACTTTAAAGTCACCAACTAAAAGTTTATCATCTTCTTCTTTTAATAAAACAGCTTTTTCTCTATAACCATAAATTTCAGATGTACTAACAAAGACCAATGGACAGCTATTATGTTGCGCACCTTCAATAGCCCAGTAAATATCATCTAAAATATACTTAGCCATCTTTCCAGAATGCTTTAATATACCAGCTGGTCCAACTGGACTTGCTAAGTGTAGAATTAAATCGTACTTTTCTAAGTCAGTCCATTTTACATTTAAGATATCGTCTTCAATTAATTTTACTTTTTCTAGAACAGGGTCATTGTTTTTTACTACTGCTGTAGAAAAATTATCTATAACAGTAATATCGTATCCTTCTTCTAGATATTTTTCTATAGAATATGTACCTAAAAATCCTGCTCCTCCTGATATTAATATTTTTTTCATAAACTCTTTTTAATAATTTTTATAATTTGTTTTGCTCTAGCTTTTGTTGTACCTACATTATTTAACCATTCTCTTTGCTTATGTAGATAAAAATAATATTCATCGGTAGGTTTATTATCTACTACCAATCTATTCATTATACTATCTAGTTCTTCTCTAGATGAATATGAAAGACAAGGTATTGCTTGCGGAGAGCATGCTGCAG